CAAGGATTTAAGGCTGGCAACCACGGGAAACAGAGCTTATCCTGTTCTCTCACATCTAGATTAATAAATGTGGGGTTCCGAGTACGTGGGCTCCCTAGGTGGTCAAAGCATGGACAGCGGCGCTGAAGCCATTAGCCGCTAGGTCGCTAACATGCTTTCCAAGAAACCCACGAACTGCCTTGACCGCGGGGTGATCACTAGTCAAGGTTTTATAGTGGCCAAGAGCGGCCTGCAGCCCCTTGTTCGCATACAGGGCTGCGGCCGCGGCAATATGCTCACCAGCAGTTTGCTGGCTAGGCATAATGCCGGCCGCGCGCATTGCCTCATTCACTTCACGGCTACGATCTTGAACCTCGCCGGAGATGATATGCGGGACTCCAATCCCACGGACAGTGGCACCCGCTAGAAACCAGTCAAGTTTGAGAAAGACCCGCACTTGCTGAGAAGCGGTGACGTTGCCCGAGAGGTGGATTATAGCAGCAGAATAATCCAGGTTATTGATGCCTGCTGTGTCATCATAGTGGTGAAAGGCCCGGAGACCTTCCCTCACCCCCATATATACAAACCCATCTTCAGTGTGCTTCTCATTGACCTCAAGGTCTTTGAAAGCGCGGTAGATCCCCCTACCGTTATAATTCTGAAGAGTGTGTACTGCTGCCAAATCGGATGCTGGGTTACTAGTTTGCAACAGGGTGGCAATGCCAGCCCTGTTAGACCCAATAGTCCGATTAATGACTTTGACTCCAATGCGACAGAGTTGCCAACGGAGGATGGACCCTTCATTGTTCACTGCGACAAACGGACACAGGGGATTTGAAGCCTGAGCAGTGGCCGCCCCTCCCGTGAAGGAATTGGTGGCATTAACCACTTGGTTCGCAGCCCCTGTGGAGCCAGTCAGGACAGCACCCGCCACAGCGGGGCTAGCCACCCCGTTAGAACAGGGGCCGGGAATAGTTGCTACGCCCACTCCATTCCCGTTCGTGGTATAGCCTGTGGCGAAAGACTTTGGTGTGTCGGAATTGGCTGCATCATAGTCAGCTGCCGAAAGAATATTGATCTGTGTGGAGTCATTACTCGCCACAGTGAGATCAAATTCATATAGGCCCTTCCAATGTTGGACGCGTTCTGAATTCTCGATGTTGTTGTTGACAAGTTCGAAGAGTTCAGAACTGCCTCCAGCCTTCATCGCTTTATGGTACTTCTCCTCCTCTGGAGTCAATACCATAGCAACTGGCACCCGGGGTTTACTGGCTTTGTCGTTAGACAATGCCTGCGCCCCTCGGACCGCACTCGCGAAACGATTAGACTCAGCCGCAGCCTTCTGCGAAGAGATCGTCCGCGACTCCAACAAACTGAGACGTCGACCCATGTTGGCGATGGCTTTCTGGTCGTTCCTTTGGCCATCTGCGGCGTGCTTTGCCTGGGCTTTGACATTCTTGGCTACTTTCGGCATTTGGATTTTGCGTTGGCAGTCCTCAACGCAAATCTGTGGAGTGGAACCAATAATTTCCAGGTGTGGGATCTTTGTAGAATCCAAATAACCTATATCTTCCAAAAACATTTGAATCTCAAGCTTATTAGGATTCGCTCTAATCTCATACATAAACTGTTCATACAAGATTGAATCAAACTTCTTCCCAAGGAGACGATACAAAGACCTGGGCCAGGAAACCAAAGAAGGGGGACTCCCACTCCGAAATTCGTGACTGCAAAAGGAGAACAATTCCGCCGGTTGCGGATAAATTGTGACATCTTTCGGCTTAAACCCAAATTTGGCATAAATTTTATCACATCCGGGTAGATTGGAATAACTGCAGTCATCACCCATGGCAAATAGAACTTCCTCACTCCTGTCAAATCCGGAATTCATTTCGAATTTGACATTCATATGTAAAAGGCCTCGCTTTATGCAATTCCCGTCGCCGGTATCGAACTGCCCGGATATGGTACATCCGGGGTGATTTCCAACAACAACTCTTCCATCTGAGAGCACATAGAATTTCTTTGTACGTAAGTAAAACAAATTCTTAAGAAGGAGAAGGCATCTATCCCGAGAGAGCAAATGACCGCGAGTACTACTCTTGATCATAGCCTCAAGCACCCTACAATAATCTGTGTTCAACCAATGGGTTACCGACATGTCCCAGTTGGGCATGTCATCACTGCGAAGGACAACGCCTCGGCATTGGAGACCACGCAAGTATTGGTTCATCCGGAGCCCTTGCTCATCGGAGAAGCCAATCCCGGACTGTAGGGGTGCGCCAGGGGTATAATTTTCTATGACAGAGCGATGGAAACCATCAAACAGAACCCTCTCCGCCAACTGCGTTTGGAGGGAAAC